GCCAAAGTTATCCCCATCTCTTGCGGCGTAGAGACTAGCAACTTGTTTGACGGGACTTGCGGATGCGTTTGCTTGGTTGTTAAAGAACTTGACTCCAGCAAATTCGGCATTAGATCCCGACTGGTCGCCCCACAGCGCAATGTAGTTATCAGTGCCCGAACCATTTTGCCCAATTTGCAATGACTCGCTAGGGGAAGAAGACCCAAGACCCAAGCGGCCACTGGAGTCCAGGCGCATCCGCTCTGAGTTATTGGTAACAAAGATGTATGGATGGTTGCTTGTTGTGCCCGAATAGCCTGCAGCATCATCCGCGAGCACCTGCATGTCAACGGTGCCGCGAGTGTCTTTAATCGAAATACGCGGGCCACTTCCAGACGACAGGCTCAGAAGTTGACTTGGGGATGATGCTCCAATGCCAACCCTTCCACTTGAGTCAATGAAGAGTCTCCCAACGGAAGAAGTCGAGATGGCTACTGCGTCTGCCCCGGAGGAGTAAATTCCCGTATTTGGGTCCCCGTTGAAACTAATTGAGGGACTTGCTGCGGTACCGCTGGGGACAGAAAGGCTGGAATTAAAGACGCCTTGGTTGCCGCTGATGGTATTAAATAAACCAACATCACCAGAAATAGTTGCACCAGAGATGCTAGTAGTAAATACACCAGTTGTTGCAGTAATTGTTGTGAATTGACCAGATGTTCCGGTTACCGTTGCGCCGGAAATTCGACTGGTAAACGTGCCAGAGACGCCAGTGATGTTGGTAAAGTTAACAGTGCCGCCAGTGATTGTGGTGAATTGGCCGGCATTACCTGTGACAGTGGCACCAGAGACAACTGTCGTAAAGACACCTGAAACACCAGAAATTAAAGGTGAACCGGAAATTGCAATACCGCTGATTGCAACGCTGACATCACCGGTTGCGGTGTAGTATGTTAAGGTGTCAGCCTTAAGAATTCCGTATGGCATCAGTAACTATTACCTTTTGTTTCTAGTTTAATCCAAGATTTTCCAAGTTGAACCAGATGGAACTGTGACCGTAATTCCAGATTCAATTCCTACTGGTCCAACAGATAGTCCGTTGTAACCAATACCAATTGCATAGTTAATATCGATCAAGATTTTAGTTTCTGCAATTGCGTTGGTAACGAGTGTTCCGGTGGTTGTTGCAACGGTCCAGGTGGTTTGACCATTGCCCAACGTTGTTAGCACATAGCCTGATGTGCCAGGGGTGGCTGGGAAAGAAAATTGGTTGAAGGGGCGAATATCACCAGCGCCAGAAGCAAAGACAACGCCGCCTGCAACATAAGTTCCGCCAACGATTCGGTTAAACGTACCTGTGCCAACGGTTAAGTTATTGCCTGTGATTGTGGTGCCCGACAGATTTGTGAATTGACCACTAACTGTTGTCAAGTTTGCAAATAAACCTGTGGCCCCGGTGACTGTTGCCCCGGAAACTTTGGTAAAGTTGCCAGTTTCTACTGTTTGAACAGTAAATAAACCTGTAGCACCAGTTACTGTTGCACCCGATACATAAACAAAGTAACCACTGACAGTATTTAAGTTACTGGCATTGACAGTATTGCCTGTAACCGTGGCACCACTGAGCAGAGTCGTAAAAACACCAGTGACTCCAGTAATAGAGCGTCCAAGAACAACATCTCCAGTTACGGTTGGCGCATAAACAATTGTGTTGCTATAAACACCATTACCTGTGATGCTGTCAAAGAGTGCCGTTGCACCCGTGATAATAGATCCAGAGAGTGTGCCGCTGACCGTTAAACCGCTAACAACGGTGCCAGAACCACCGATAAATAAGTTGCCACTGGCAGAGAGGTTGCCTGTGGTCGAAATCGTACTGACGTTGATCTGGTCAGTGAAAGTACCGGTGGAAGCTGTAATACTGGTGAATAGACCCGTAACACCAGTAATAGTTTGACCAGAAAGCCGGCTGGTGAAAGTGCCGGAGACGCCAGTAACTATTGTAAAACGAGCAGTGTCGCCCGTAATAACAGAACCCGAAACACTACTTGTGAACGTGCCGGAGACACCCTGTATCTCGTTGATGTTGCCTGTTAGAGCGGTAACAGTTGCACCTGAGACGCTGATTGCCCCTGTTACATAAGTCGCAGTCAGACTGGTGAATTGACCAGTACCACCCGTAACACTGGTACCAGATAAATTAACGAATTGACCAGTGACAGAATTGAGTTGTGTGAATTGACCCGTAACGCCCGTGATGATGGCACCAGAGATGCGGGTTGTAAATGTACCAGAAACTCCTGTGGTGTTAGCAAATAGTGCTGTATCACCTGTAATGGTTGCGCCAGACAACCTCGTCGTAAAAGTTCCGGAGACTCCTGTTAAATTCGCAAAACGTCCTGTGTTTCCTGTAACAACAGCACCTGAAACACTGGTGGTAAAAACGCCCGTTACACCTGTAATGGATGTAGTGTTGACATTAATTGCGTTAACAGCATTGCCGGTGATTGTTTGACCGGTAATTCCACTTGCCGCAATTGTATTGCCAGTGATGGCACCACCACTGATATTTGTAGATGTAACGGAATCAAATGCTGCATTAGGCGCTTGCAGTGATACAAAATATCCGTTAGTGCCGTTTACGTTTAGACCTTGGATGCTTTGACCAGTAATTGTGTTGCCACTGATTGTTCCAGTGACAGTCAGATTGCTGATTGCAAGGTTATTAAAAATGCCGGTGCCAGCAACCGTTAAATTTCCTTGTACGGTTGTATTGCCTGATACACCTAAATTATTGGTAATCGTTAACGAATTGACGGTGCCACCCGTCAACTGCAGGTAGTAATTATTGAGATATGCCTTATGTTCTTGAACGGTAAACTTCTTATTTTTTAACCCTGGATCTACTTCTGCAACATGAACAATAGTAAATAGATCGGCATCATTGATGTCGATCGAAGTGATTGCAGGTAAATCTGAGATCCGCCTATTGGCCACCTACACGCTCGCAAACCTTATAACTAAAATTATAGTTTAGGTTTGTCGTATTTTATTTGACCCTTACTTCAATCTGAGGTAAGATACGTGATCCAAATCCCCAAAGGACTTGCACTCCAGTCACCAAGCCGCAAGCCAGTGAAAAAACAAGAATCAATTCGGCAACTGTTAAATTACGTCGCAAATAAATAATCTCGGGCTTGGGTTGCGGAATGGGCGGCTGGAAGGAAGAAGGGGGTGCAACCATTCGCTGAGGTTGTTGCAACGGTTCTGCTCCTGCTTGAGCAATGGCGCGTTCACGAGCAATCGCTTTCAACATCTCGACTTGTTCAGCCGAGAGCTTTGGAGGATTAGAAAATTCTGGCGGGATGCTTCCAGGGATTTGTTCTTGCATGGTCTAACAATTCTTTTGCAAATACCTTAGCATTTAACCAAAACATTTGCTGTATGAATCACGGAATTAGAAAAGGTTTGGAAGATGTTGCATACGAATTAAAAGGAATTCGCAACATTCTCTCCAGTATCTGGGCATTGCAGGACGGCGCAAGTCAGATGAATACCACCAATCCAGAGGTTTATGCCGATGAGTACATATCAACAGAAGAATGTGCCCGACGCCTTGGAGTCTCTGACCAAACCTTAAGGAATTGGATTGCCCTGGGCCGCAGGGGTGACAAGGCCAAAGGTTGGATTGAGGGTGTTCATTACGTCAACGTTAATCCAGTACCTGGGACTAGGACAAAAATCCGTGTGCCCTGGAATCATCTGGTGAGATCCTTTGTCAAAAATCCAAAAATCAAGAATACTGACTACACATTTGCTCGTGGCGATAGGGCATATAAAACACAGCCTTATTCGATTGACGCCTACCTTGCTTCCTTAGAAACGGATACCGATGCAGAAAATGACGATACCCCTGGCGCATCGGTTTAAAACTTTTATTATCGATGAAGTGACGGTTGAAAACCATAAAGAGATTTTACCAATGTCTCTTTGTTTACAAATTGAGAATTTTTTGCCACCAGAAGGTTCTTTTGATGATGGGTGCTTGCGTCGCTACTTGGAAGTCATTAAGACTTATGAAGAAGAAGATGTCAATTCCAGTATGACGCTGGCCAACCGTTTACGCGTTGCTTTCAGCGACATGCAGCCAGATACGATTTGCAGTAAATTTCCAGCTGCAGAACTGGCTTTAAAACGTAGGCTCCGGTGCGTAGCCGAGTACTTAATCCGTTCCGGCGAATTTGATAAACTACGAGATGAAAAAGGCAGACTTATTAAAAAACGCGGTATCCTTGGTAAATTAGTTGTGATTTATCAGCCGCTTCCCAAGCTCCAAGACGTTCTCCAAAGACAAGGATTGATACAAAATGAACAGACGTGAGAAATTAATTGCTCAAACAATCGGTCCTGATTTGGATGAGACTAAAGTAAGAATGCTGGATGCAACAGTGCGCGTCATCCTTGGGGACATGGGCCAGCAATATTGCAAAATGTGGGAAGTGGAGGGGCCAGGGGTGATGGTCTTTCAGCCTAATAACAAAGAACGTTCAATGTTCTTTTGGACATTAAAAGAAATTCACTCTGCACAAGAAGAGTGCGAGCGTAATAACGATGGCGATATGGCGGAAACGTTTCGACGTATTCTTTTAGCAGCACAAAAGATTGATCCAACTGAAAAAGCTGGTTACGTCATCAATGACAAAGAAGGAATCAGGTTTTTTGAAATTGATTACAACAAAGCAACTAACCAGTAATGGCAATTACTAAAAGCGGCGTGCGCCGCGAAGATCTTGAGTTAATTACTAACGCGGATCTAGCGGCGGCAGCGCATGAACTGATGGGTCACATCGATCTGGATGTAGCCAGCTCAGACTTTGCCAATGAATACGTCCATGCTAAAAACTATTTCACACCAAGTGATGATGGGCTAAACGACCAAGAGTGGTTCGGCAAAGTTTACTTGTTTCCGCCCAGTGGTACGTACTACTTTGATAAAAAAAATGAACGCTGGAAGATGACGAGGGCTTGTTCACCTACCTTGACATCGTCCCATGCCGTGTGGTTTAGGCGTTTATTTAAGGCTTGGTTCCATAACGAAATTGAAGAAGGATTGTATTTTTCCAACTGCCCTGACATGTTTCGTTACGAACAACGTCTTTTTGATTTTCCTGTTTGCATCTTAAAGTCAGTGCCTACTTTGGTTGCCCGTACCAATGAAGAAGTCAGACAACATAACACATGCACTTCGTTCTTGGTTTATTTGCAACCAAAGCGTGACGTGGAGGAAGCAACCCAAAGATTTATCGACGTTTACTCTGAAAAAGGGCGTATTCTTTGCTGAATGACCTATATTGAAAAAGCTTAAAAAGGTCTATGAGCGTTCTCTGCGATAAGGAAATCCGCCGCCTTGCGGAAGAAGAGGAGATGATTGTCCCGTTCCAAGATCGTCTTGTCAGCGAAGAAAACGACCGTCGTATTCTGAGCTATGGGTTAAGCTCCTATGGCTACGATATTCGTTTGTCACCAGAACAATGTTTGATTTTTGGACGCATTTCCGAAGGTGAGTGTGATCCCAAGGATTTTAAACCTGAGATTTTAAATCAAGCTGAACTCTTAGAGGACGAGAAAGGTAAGTATTTTTTATTGCCTCCTTATGGTTACTGCTTGGGCGTAGCACGTGAGCGCCTAAAACTTCCTCGTGATGTGACTGTGGTTGCAGTCGGTAAATCTACTTATGCTCGATCGGGAATCCTGGTTAATATTACACCAGCGGAAAGCGGGTGGGAAGGCTATCTTACCCTGGAAATCAGTAACTGCACTGGGCTTTTCAATCGCATTTATGCTGATGAGGGAGTGACTCAACTTCTTTTCTATCGCGGCAACCCGTGCGAAGTAAGCTACCAAGATCGCAAGGGCAAGTACCAGAACCAAGCCCCGGAAGTGGTTTTTAGTAAGGTCTGATCAACCAAAAGAATCGCGCCAGTTGTAAGGTTTGCCCGACCTTGGTTGAGGTTTGTTGGGGTAGTTGATACTTCCTCGTGCCCCAGGTGCTTCGCCAAGTGTGGGCAATATTACGCCTTGCCTGGACGTTGGTTCTCTTCGAAAAGAGCTACCGGTATTTGGATATTGGATATCGGCTTGTTGTTTGTACTTATTGGCAATACGTGACGCACTTAAAAAACGTGCAACACGGTTTTGTTGGATTGAGTTTTCAGTGTCAGCAGCTGCTGCAGTTGCAGCATTGTCTTGACCAAGACGCCGAAGGTCAACGTCATATTGACGTTCTGGCGTAAGGTCAGTAACTTCGCCACCGGAAGATCCTGAATCAACACGAGGATCGTATTGCGTGCGGCCACGAAAACCAACAGGCCCTTCTACCGGCTGGTCTTCTTGTCCAAAACGTGGGTTATAAAATCTTGCCATGATAATATTGTAATCGAGGCAATTTAGGCCAAGATATTCAAATGCATAACCTCGCAGACTACCACGACGGCCTTGGTCAAAGTATCATTGATGAGGTCATCTGTCGTTGCTTGAATCAGGCTACCTTCGGTACCGATCTCGACAACGAAGAAAACGATGTGCCATTATATGATCAGTACAATCGTGGTCTAACGTTATGCGAAGAGGGGATTCCAAGGCAGAGCCTGGAACTCGAGGGGGCACGTCCTGGAATGACGGGCTACATTCCTTCGATGGAGGAGGGATTAGCGATGGGAGCGTCGCCACGCCCGAAGGCACTGGTACTGGCACTGGAGGAGCCGGAGGAAATGGAACGGATGCTCTCGGCAAAACGTCGTGGTTTGCTCCGATAGAAGAAATTAGTGATTGCCCTGGCGGCGTCTGCCCTGTTCCTTGGGCTGTCAAAGAAGAACCTCCTGTAATCAAGGAGGATGTAGTCAATCATCCTTCTCATTACACAGATGGCGGAATCGAATGCATCGAAGCAATTGAAGCTCAACTGACTTTAGAAGAGTTCCAAGGTTATCTGCGCGCTTGCTGCGTTAAATATCTCTGGCGTTATAAACTTAAGGGGAAACCGCTTCAAGATTTAGAAAAATGTCGGTGGTACCTAGAACGCCTAATGCAGACTTTAGAAGACTAAATTTAGAAGGTCGTCCTTTTCGTAAAGGAGACGTACGAGAGGACGGCTTTATTTTTGCATGTTATGTTAAAACACAAATTTTAAGTAATGGATTTTACAAAGAAAAATGGCTTTCTCCAGAAGCCTACAAAAAACAAATGCAAGATCAACGTAAATCTGGTGATGAATGGAGAAAGAAACGCAGCAAAAACAGAAGGAAGTTAATTGACCAAATTAAACTATCAAAAGGTTGCTTGCACTGTGGCTATAAAAGCCATGCTGTTGCACTTGATTTTGATCATTTAAATCCTTCGGAAAAAAGATTTAATATTAGCCAATACTTTGTGTTTGCATCGACCAAAGATCTAATGAAAGAAATTGCAAAATGTCAAGTTTTATGTGCAAACTGCCATAGAGTAAAAACACAACAGGATTTAATAAATTAGAACGGCTGAAGATCTTCGTCATCATCCTCGCTGTCGTAGATACATGCGGCAGCGAGTTCTGCTAATTCCAAGTCGGTGGGGATGTCAAATTCAATATTGACATTCTCATCGGCCATTAATGATTTAACGGCATACCATTCCATCAGCCGTTGGTGGTATAGGTTTAACAGTGCGCCATATAGTTGTTCCCATGTCATCTCCTGGGCCTGGAGTTCAGCCTTACGCATGGAGAATTGAAGCTCCAGGGGAAGCTCAAACTGACGAGGCTCGATAGATCTTTCCATTCCTAGCTGCATGCTTCAATTAAAACCATTTTAGAGCTAAATGTCGCAGATGCCGTTTAGATCAAATTCATCCGAACTGTCGAATGGCGCATCCCAAGGATCTTCATCTATTCTGAAGTCGTTAGCAAACTCCGACAGAGTATAGGGGTTAATGCTTTCCTCCAGTCGCCGAATCGCACGTACTTGATGGGTGGCTGCAGTGTAATTTCGGAATGCAGTCAACAAAATCTCAGTGGCCCGCCAGGGGCGGTCATTAGCTTCCCTGAGGAACAGGCTAACCTCTTCCTGACGCCTGTGGAGAAGAGAACCCACCATTTTGTGATCTTGATCAAAGACCCATTTGGGAATCTCTTGACTTACGCCACGCCAGTTTTCTTGTTCTAGGCAATCAATGATGTTGCTGTACAAAAAGGAATTCCAGCCAACCGAATGGATAAACGACAGCAAAGCCTGGTGCATGGACTGATCTAAGCCTAGATTCAGCTTCTTGAGTTCTGTGTCTAATACTTCTAACTCGTGGTATAGATACTCCAGGGCTTTGCGTTTCGTGCAGAGATGTCCACGCCTGACCGGAGATCCGTCCGGGTAATACTGTGTCCCATAACCAATGGTGTACGGCTCACCACCAGTGGCCGGATCTGAGTATGCTTTTTCGTTATACCCTTCGTATTTTCTGATTAATTCAATTGCCGCAGAAAAATCAGACATAAGGGGGTAACTAAGTTACCCCCAATCATACACAAATTATTTACCTTGGCCGCGAGTTTTCTTGCGTCCATGGTTAGGCAAGGAGTGCAATCCCTGGCCCTGTCTCGTCTTTTTTGGCTTGGACTCAATCTTGATAGATGCGGTGGACTTGGGTTTTGCCATGATGAATTGGGTTTGGCATACGCAGTTTAGCGGTAGTTTTGCTGTGTGGCTGCCTGCAAGACCAATTGCTTGATCTCAGGAGAATACTCAGAATTAATCAAATCTTCATGACGGAATGGATACTGAAAATCAAGAAAAGCATTCCTTAGCTCAGGATTTTTTGTTTGTGCCGCCATCACATGCATGACCCTTTGATCCGGAAAGATTTCTGGCGTATAACCAGTACTGTACTTGCCTGCCAATTTCATCACCATTTCGTTTTGTGACTCCAGTACCGTGCCGACATCTTATCTGGATTGGGATCTTGAGCGTTATGTCGGGCGTAATAAGAACGCTTTCGTGCTTTATCTTTGGCACTCTTTGGATGTTTCCCAGCGCCTTCTACACCTTGTTGACCAAACCTGATGATACGCTCCTCTCCTCCCTCGCAGGCTTTAACGATATGGCTCTTAGTCTTATGCCCAGGCGTGCGTTGCGGCTTATTGCAAGCCATCTTATCCTTCTGGTATCGCTTGGCTGCAGCTACAGCTTTCCTTGGTTTGTCCGACATAATTAATATGAACTAAAGAATGGTCTCCTTCTCTTTCCCAGTTCAATACTTGGAAGGGATCTTGGTCAATCCATCTTTCAATTCTATTGAGCCTAGCCTTGGAGAAGAAATCTTGTTGTAGATACCATTCGTGCAACTTATAAGAAGCTTTGGACGTATTACAACGCCGGCATGCTGGCACTAGGTTTTTACGAGTTGTTTCTCCAGATTTATAACGTGGTACAACATGATCTAAACTCGTGGCATCTTCACCGCAATATGCGCATTGGTGGTTCCAGGATTTATAAATTTCGTCTCGAAAACGTTTCTTTGCTAGTTTTGGAGTGACTTCAACGAGTAAGGCGATCGGCTCATGCTCGCTGTAGTACATACTCTTTAGTTGCCGTTAACTTATTCTAATTTCCTTAAGCTTTACATAAGTTCATACTACCCTTAAAAAAACATGAATACTCTCGGCCAGAAGGTTAAGTCCGTTACGGTACAAGAGTTGTTCACCCTGACGCCTACGTCATGGCTCAAAACACAGGCTGGGTTTCCGTTGCTCGCGCAGAGGAACTTCTCGGAATAGATCGCAAGGAACTCTTCCGTATGCGTGATGATGGAACCTTAAAGCTGGGTCCGCATTTTGCTGCTTTTCCTGAGACTCGTTCCAGGGATGGTTATCGCTGGAATGTGGAAGCAGTCAGGAAACACCTGCATAAACAGGAGAAGCTGCCTGTGGCTGCTTGATAGCTTTGTAGTGGTTCTTGCGCATCTTATGTGCCAAGAGCAAATCAGTTACATTGATATCGATTGCCTGATGCGCCATTAACCTGTACAACTGAGACGAAAAAGGGGGAATACGGTCTTGCACTTCGCAAGGCCGTTTTTTTTGCAGGTTAAACAAAAACACCCACTGTGGATGCAACGGGTGAATAGGACGCTTTTTACTTGTAAGGACCAAGGTGTTCCCTGGTCCCCAGTCAAATGAAGCAAGGTCTTTTGCGTTGATGCCGTAGGTGGCGATCATTCCGAATAACCAGGCCGCATCTTTATTGACACGCTGGGAATCCAACTGGAAAAACGCATTTACAATCCGCTGATCCACAGGGATGGGCTGAGTCATGGCTGAGGTGAGCTGCGTCCCCAGAATCTAAGAATCATGGATCACTGGTCGCCGCTTCTTAAGGAATTCCTAACAAGTCTTATAAGACTCAAGATAAGTATACCTTATATGTAAATAAATATTACGGATTATATGGCTGTCCGTTCTTATCAAACATGGTGAAATTCTCTACGGTGATATAAGAGGCTGGTACATTAAAAAGTTTTTGTAAAAATGGAAGCATGTTTGGAGACTGACAGTTATATGGTGGCACGTCCATCAAAGACAAAGATTTGCGTGTCATTTTTGCGGCTAACATTTCTTGCTGTTCTGTTTCCGTGTCTTCTACTAATTTTTGTTCCCATGCAACCATTGAACCTTCTTCTACCGGAAAATCAGATGGCTCTGGTGGGAATACGCCATCTTTAAAGCGCAACGCATAAATGTGTTTGCAATAACGCATTTCATCTAAAAGCGGCGTCCAGTTATCTGTCACAGATGTGATAACAGATTGAGACGAAGAGTAATCTTCGTATGTGGGCATACTCTCTGGTGTTGATCCTTTAATGCCTGGATTTGAAGTGCTCCTTAAATAAGTAGCGCCAAATTCTCTGTAAACCCCCGGATTGTCTCGATTGGAATTGCGTTTAGCAATGTTATTAACAGATGATTCCAACCCTGGTGCATAACCAGAAGGGTAATATACATTCAACGTATTTGACTGATCTGCTGGGACCATGGCACTGTTAAGTACACGAGCACGTGCCTCAAAGATTTTAGTGACTCCAGCGTTTAAAATACTGCCTATACCTGCATCTCCTTCAATAGAGTAAGTAAAACTAACCTCAGGATTGACACTGGTGATCTCATAAAAACCATCACCTACAGCGCCTGTAGTTCCTTGTACAGAAATAAAAGTATTAACTGCAGGAGGAACTGTTGTTGCAACAGTAATTGTAGAGCTGTTGGCTGTAATTGCATCAAACAAAACAGGTGTTGATAAAACAACCGCAGTTGTTTGTTCAAAACGCCCAGGTTTAATAGAGGCAATGTTAGATCTTGGATAAGCCTTTTTATAAGATCTTTCAGTTGTGTTGTGAAGATATCGATAATCCCTGTGGGTAAAATCTTGACAAGAACAAGAGAATCTAGCGCCAGTATTTAAAAACCGTCCAGGCTGAAATCCTATTACAGATGGAGTTCTATATTCTTTGTCAGGAGTTATTTGAACGGAGCCTGCTTTTTTAAAAGTTAGAATTCCATTAAATGGATCAGTGTCAATTAATACAGCTTGTACGTACCCATAACGTTTTTGAGTATTTGGATTAATACTATCGGCACTGATTAACGGACCATCTGCAACAATAATTCTGTCTTCAAAAATTTCTGTATTTAAAGGTTTTAAACCATTGGTCTGACCCGGAACAGGAATGTAAAAAGGCGGTGGCAATGGATTTGATGTGCTCCATGTACCAGAGAGAGTGACATACCAATTATTTGAATCTTCTGTAACAGAAGCAATGCCCAACTTATTGGTGCTTACAGGATCAGTTAGTTTATCGGTCCTGGCAGACCCCGCATATCTCCACACAGCCCAATGCATACCAAGATCTCTGTTGGTTGTAGGGAATCCCGCAAACACTCCTGAAATAACTGGGTACGGATTAACGTTTGTATCTACGCTTCCAGATGGTGTTGGAATTTGGTACTCAAATGGATATGAAAAATCATTGTCATAGAACGTTGCTGTAGCAAGTTCATAACCACGCCGCCAACGCGACCAGGCTGACTCCCTGTTAATTGCACTTAAAGAATTAGGAATAGACCCTTTAGAAAACTCTGTTGTAATTGGTTTTAACTTAAAAGGATCTTTATCTCTTGCTTGTAAAAATTGATTGGAAGCACCAAAGCTATTTCCTTGTTTTGATGCCATACATCAGAAGAATCCACCCTGTGCGTAGACGTGAGCACCTGGTGTATAACCGGAAATGTTTGGACCTTCTGCAAAAACACCAACGTAAATACGATCGCCTCGCTCCAGGTAAATTCCTTTGTTCCGAAGGGGAGCGCTTGGGCCCAGTCCGTTAGTGTTTCCTGCTGTGGGCATGGGCACAGCCAACTGAGGCATCACATCTGAGCAATCAACAACACCACTGTTTGCTGGGACTGTTTTGGCAAACAAGACACGGTAGTCGCCACTTGCCGGAATAGGAGTGGTGGTATTACGAGTCTGATAAAAAACAAAGGTTACGGCTGGCTGATAACCATAAGCCACACCTTGATACTGGAAACCACTTGCAATAGCACCAGAGTAGTTTAATGCTGTATTGACACCAGTCAAAGTACCGGAACCGGTGTAAGTATAATAACCAACGCCGCTAGCAGTTCCATTAGTTAAGACAGCGCTGGATTGTATGTAAATAACTTGACCACTCGTTAAAGCAACAACAGTACCTGATGTGCTTGCGTTAACGGTGTAATCAGGATCGCGATAACGATCATTGCGAACAATGGTGATTGAATCGACAACACCACCGTTGTTGTTATCTTCGCTAAGAGCAGCGTCCATATCCACCAGGATAGATGGGGCCTGGCCCCCCTGGACAAACACTGTATTACTGGCTTGACTACCAACGGTCTGAGTAGTAACACGCACCGTATCGAACAATGGACGGTCGATAAATACGGGCTGCTTGTTCGAGCTGGAAGAACTCAAAATAAACCTCCTCGATATAGCAGTTTTATCACTGCTTTTGCATACGTGTAGATAAATTCTAACGTAAAAAACTTAATGAAAAGCCTCACGTTTTGTGAGGCTTAAAACTCAAAACTGAGTTAAGGAATCAAGAAACGGCGTCCTTGGTGTATAAAGCGACGCAGCGGAAATGTCCGTTTCCAACTCAGTCATTGGCTTTTTGAAAATGTCAGCCAATAACTGTTGGCCCAACGGAATTGCTGGCTCTTGTGTACCCATTAAAAGATTTTTAAGAAGGTATCCCTTCAAAAAATCTTGGACACTAGAGCCAGAACTCGCCTCTTGTCCTTGAGGTTTTGCTGGTGGCGGTGCCGCGCCTCCAAGGATGTTCTTCACATAGTTCTGTGTTTCCTTGAAAGGAGGAATTCCACCATACTTTTCAACATTACCCGGACCTGCGTTATAAGCAGCCAAGGCTTTGTCATAAGAACCAAAACGCTTGAGCTGTTGGCTTAAATAACGAGCCCCGCCCGTCAAGCTTTGGACGGGATCGTAGGGATTAGTTACGCCAAGACCTTGAGCAGTTCCAGGCATGAGCTGGACAAGGCCAGCGGCACCTGCACTACTCTTCGCCTGTGGGTTCCAGCCGGATTCTGCGTTTACAAGACGCAGAAAAATGTTTTCATCTACACCAAAATCACGGGCCTTTTGCCGCGCAATTTCTTTTAGTTGTTCACTGGTGTAAGACATTGGCCTCTGGTTATTCTCCTACCCAATTTGAACTTGCCCTGAGACCGGGAATAAACACTGTTTGAAGAGTAAGTGCAACAGCCAGATGGGTCAGGGATCGTTTAACAAATTTGGGACAGAGAATCATGGTTTTAAAGCAACAACACTGGCCCCCGTGAATCAAAGATTCGTGTCCAGCAGGCTGGGCTTACATGCAAAGCAATGCCAGTTTTATATTAACGTTTTTGCGCGTTTGCTTTATCCAGAAGGGCCTGGAATAAAGCAGAGCTATCGCGACGACGCTGCTCGGCGGGAGTAATAAAAGAAACGCCGGCTTGATCTGGAGATCCAATCGCATTCATCGGTGTGATATATTCACCCTGCTCTCCGCCGACAGCTTTAAGCATTGCCGCCTCGGTCGTGGACATCGGTGAATACGCAATGTTTGATGCACTGCTCATGGCAACATTAGGGTCAAAACTCATAGCAGCAAGAATCTCTTGGTCCGTCAATTGCTGATTAGGACGGAACTGACTCTGAATATTTTGAGTTGTTGTCAGAACAGTATTTGGGTCAAAGCTCATGACGCCTAATACTTGCTCATTACTTAAAGCAGAAGGAGTGCCTGGGCCAACGGCGCCTTGGATCGCTTCGTAGCCTGTAGATCCGGGCTTGACATTGGCTGCCAAACCCCCATGTCTTGCGGCCCAAATACGCATGCCTTCATCACGAACAGCGTTCATTTCCTCCTGAGTCTTGGCAACTTTGCGTGCTGCTTCGTAACGCTGCAGTTCTGGGTTCTGTGCTGCCAGCTGTGCAACCCGTGACTTTTCAGTTTGGTACGCACGTTCAGCGGCTAAGTCAGTGTTTGAAGGCAAATCAGGAACTGCTGGAGGTTGTAATTGATCTTTCGAAAGAACGCTTCCGTATTGACCACCAACATTGCCAGGGGCGCGTTTATAAATTAAATCCTGCCCACTTTGTGCGGGATACCAGGTTTGACCTCCTACATTAATGGGACCACTGCCAGCGGTCACTGGATTCCAACCTCCTTTGGCAACCAGTTGCTCTTGTCCTCGTTTAGCAGTTGCATAAAGAGTGGGAATAGCTCCAGCCCCAACACCAGTGAGAGCCTGGATTGCGCTTATGATTGGGTCGGCGGGACGAGCACCGCTAATACCTTGACCTGAACGCAGACGATTTAAGACTGCTTGTTGATCACGTGCTCGTTGCCGAGCTGCAGAAGCACTAATAAATGCGCCCGGTTGTCCTGGCATAATTACCTCCAAACCTCATGTAAATAAAGACGAGAACCAACTGCTTCTCTGATTAAAGACATTCTAAATCAAGACATGCAAACTCTCTGTAAAAGAGCTTCTGGGCATCCAGGGCTGCTTTTTTAGCTTCTTCCTCTGTTTTAAAATTCCCGACTGTAATTCGTTTACCTTCAAGCGTTACCCTAACTCTATATAACCCTGTGTCTTTTCTTTGTGAATAACCTACAAAAATTTTATTATAGTTATTTTCGGCTCCTTTAGCTAAACGCAGATTTTCCCAACGATTATCTTTTGGGTTTCTATTCTTGTGTTCAACTAATAAAACACCTGGATCCTCACCGGTCATAAGAAACCAAGCAATTCTGCTTACGTAGTAACTTTTCCCTTTATGTTTTATAACCCATGTTTTTCTTCTCTCCGGACCTCCTAAAGAGCCGATTGGTTTGTTTAATTTTTGCTTATCCGCTTTGCATCGTGATTTAATTAGAATTAAATCACCTGTATCCGGAAGATATCTGTAGTATTCTCTTAATTCTTTTAAGTCCGGTAACGGTGCCGGAGCAACCATGCTTTTAATACGTGTATCAATATTATAGCATACACGGATCAACTAACGCCATAACTCGTGAAGATATATCCTTGTTCCTACCGAAACGTCTGCAGGACCAGGTAATGCCTGGATGAATTCAGCGCCAGAGCGTTCGTAACGGTATCTGGCCTGGAACGGATCCTTGTAGTTAGGAACGTAAAGAATCCCAGCTAAACGGTTAGTTTCGTAGAGATAAATCTCATCCCAAACCTTTAATGCCTCTTTGGCATTGCTGGAACGAATCGTGCGATCAACGTCACCGAGGATGCTTTCGATTCGTGTAGAAGGTGTTGATGCAACTTCTGTTTTCTTTTCAGCCGTATCACAACGACCAAGCTGGATAACAACCTTGTCGTAAAAGTATGAATCCGGAATGGTATTCATTGCTTCTTCCAAGCGAGCATAATCACCCGCCGGGACAGACACGGTAAAGTAGCCCAGGTGATACCTAACTCTACTTTTGTCAAAGTCAGATAACTGCACGTCTACCTTTCGTTATAGTTTAATTATAAAGTAATCAATTTAAACAAGTCCTGGCAGTGGAGCATTCATGTACTCCATGAGGAACTGCTGCGTCATGCTTGGTTTTGGAGTTAAAGCTTCTCCTAAAGTTTGTTCAAGAAGTGATTCTTGTAGTGTTTTTTGTTTTGGTTTAGTTAACTGCAGTAGAGATAACAAAGTTGATAAATCGTCAGTAGACCCACTTTCTTGTTGTTGTTGTTGAGCAGAAGCAACTAAATCTGCGCCGGGCATGATGTCGCTAAGTTTACCTTCAGCCGTTTTATAACGACCGGTAGCAAGCCATTCAAGCTGTGGGTCAGTAATAGATTTTTTGCCCGCAAGCGCCAGGTGAACATGGGTGTTGTGACCTGGATCGCCAGGGCCCAATACTTCGTTGAACAGGCCAAGCTGTTTGGCACGCCAGCGGAGTTCACCCGTCCGTTCCTTCCAGGACTTTGGTTTTCCTCCTTCGTATGCAGGCGCAATATCAGCTCGCCAATCACGTACGTCAATGGCTTGACCAACTGGGTGATAACCAGTGGGGGAATGGCCGCCACCAACACCACCAAATTCAGGGTGTTCACCAATATCTAATCCAAAATTCTTTAGATATCTACCAATGTCCGCAATGGTTCTTTCGGCCATTATCTTTTTCTTTTTATTTTAAAACGAAAAAACCCCTGGTTTTCCAGGGGTCTATTTGTGGTGAATAAGTCAAACCCTGATTAAGTCGGCTGCCAAGACGGCGTCCCAATCCACACGCTTAATTTGTTTCAATTGCTCAAGGCTATTAAACTTCTCACCCGATAAGGACATCTGAAGATCTTTAATCTCACGAGCTGTCTTGACCCCGATACCTTTGATATGATCAGCGATCATCTGTGGGGTAGCGGTGTTGATATTTAAACGTGTTTCGGGTGGGAAGGTACGAGGCTCTTCCTTGGCTGCTTTATCTTTAACTTGAAGCGTAGCAACTTTTTTAGTTGCAACTTCATCAGGGGTTAATTCATTTTTATAAGCGGTATAAAGGCGACCGTCCTGATCTTCGACCATGAACCATTCGCCATTATCCCATTCGCTTACAACCTTGACGCGAGCGCCAGTTTTGCGGTGCTGATAAAGCATAAGGACCAGATGTTTTAATTTCTGGTCCTAGTTTAACCTAATCAGCTAACAGTGCGGCCGAGGATATACTCTTCGATATCTTCGTAGCCAGGAGCGTCATCAGGCTGGATGTAGCACACCTCAACCACTAAGTAACCCTTCAGGCCAGCGTTGTAATCGGCATCGGCCAGATATACGCCACCAGAAACGCCGGTGTCGGTGTTAGTGCCACGGGCAAACACCTTGAAGGTGGTAGCAGCAGTCAGAGACTTATACACGCCAGAAGGACCAACGCCGGTAGCGCCGGTAGCCGTCAGGAAGGGCGTAGTGCTGAGGGCCTGAGCACCAGCGGCAAACACGATCTTGGCAGAGGCGTCACCAGAGGTGGTGGAGGTGAGGTTGGCCTGAGCGATAGGCTCGCCCACACCGGTCACAGCCACGGGGCCGCTGGAATCACGGCCGAAGGTAACGACGTTACCGGTAGCAGCGTAGATACCAGTAGCAACGCGACCGTCACCCCAGCCAGAAGCAACCGAGATCGCAGCGCGATACACAAAAGCAGGCTGGGTGGAGTTACCAGAGATCACCATGCCGGTGATGTCGGGGCGGGTGTCGTCCTGGCGGTAAGGCGAAGGAACGATCACATCCATGGTCTGGCCCTTGGTGGCGGCATCGCCAGAGGCCCAAGACACTGGAACGTAACCACGCTGTTGGAAGTAGCGGTAACCAGGGACAGCCAACACCGAAGTGGGGCCGCCCTTGGAGCTATCGTTAGTACCGTCTTGGGTATTATCGATGTTCTTGTACCAGCCGTTTAAGGCGTTGGTCCAGTTACCTGGATAGATCTTCTTAGAAGATAAGTAAGACATTTATTTCTCCGTTAAGTTGTACTTTATTTCTTATCAAATAGTGCCGTCATCGGAGACAAAGCTGAACGCGGTGGTCACAAAATCCTTATTCAGAATTTCAAAGCCAGCGTAAAGTTGCCAGATCAGGATGATGAAACGGCTGAAGTCATCGTTGTTGTTGATGAGCACCTGAGCATTCGGGCCACCAATGCCCACGCCGATTGCTTGAGGACCGAAGAAGTAACCTTGAGCAACTTCTTGACTGGAGAAGGTATTTGCACCATCGCTTGCGAAGGTTGCAGACACATTCTTGGTTGGGAAGTTGGTCGACTCGAAGAACTTCACACCCTCAAACTGAACGCCAGTCGGCATCACGGGCTCACCAGCCAGGAAGTAACCCTGACCAGCTTGAGGACCCATGTAGAAGCTGGCGTTATTAGGCATCATGGGATTACCCATGTACATGCCTTGGCCAGGATTGCCGCTGTAGCGTGCGATCTCACGGAAGTCTGGGTCACGACGCAGATGCATCATGAAAGTAGGATCGCAAATGCAGCGATACAGACCATCAGCGAAGGTCGGCACGTTGCGCTTACGCAGATCCTTAACAACGGTCAGCAGGTCGGTACGCACCTGGAACTGCTGCACCTGAGCTGCATATTCAGCAGCGGTGTAAGCAATCGAACCGTTAGCAGCTTTGTTTTTGCCACCGGGGAAGTAGTAACCACCCTGGGTGCTGGAAGCTTCACCATTAGCTTCAGCTTTGGCAAGTTCGTCAATGAAGACGCGGTCGCGCCACCGGCGGTAGTCATCCAGCAGCGTCAGGCTACCGATGGACTGGTGGAACATGTTAAGGTTGCCAGAGTCCAGCAGCAGGCGCTGAGCCGTGATCAAGGTCTCGCGGGCAATCTTGAAGGTGCTAGGCTGGGTCGGATCACCCGGATCTGCAGGGCCAGTGTATTCCTTAAGCACCACCAGGACTTTCTCCTTGGTGATGTTACGGCTGTTAGCGGTACCGATGGTCTGATCGGCAATACGCTCACGGCTGTCCTTTGTACCAGGGGTGCCCCAGAACTTATACCTATCCAACTGGACCGTTTGACCAGGCTGACGAGTAAAGTCGTGAACGACCACAGGCTCGACTGCCATTTCTGCGATGTACGCAGGGTGGGGACGGTAAAGTTCCGCACCCAAGATTTTTGGAAAATCGTTCTCCTGGTCTCTAGTTTCTTAGAGGGGTGGACTATCTCTTCATCCCTGTGGGATGCCGGACGCTAAATCTGGTATTACGTAACAAGGTCGTGTTACAGCCAGTAGTCTCTGCACCTTCCAATCACGCTTGACTGGCTTGGCTCAGGATTACCCTCGTCTTTACGTTAGGGCTTCCCTGAATTCATCCGGTTTGCACTCATCGATTGCTCGGTGAGGTGACAACGTTGAGCGTTCAGTTGAGGCATGCTATCATCTGGAAACTTGTTTATGAACAACATGGATCCAAAACTTGTTCCCGGATTTGGTAATCTTTACTTAACAGAAGAAGGAAAAGCTTTTGAAAAACAACTTGATCCCGACAATCAAGAATATTTTTTAGAGATTCCTATCAGTTCAACCAGTGCTTATGACCGTATTTCAGTTCTTGTAAATGGGAAGAGGAGGCGTTTTCATCTTCATGTCTTGATGGCTGTTGCCTTTTTGGGATTAGATCTGCGTTCTCATGGAACCAGTAACTTTTCCCTTCAGGTGGATCACAAGGATAATAACAAGAGAAATAATTGTCTTGATAATCTTGAGATCGTTACCAAACAAGAAAATTTAACAAGAGCCTGGAAGAGCGGTTGTTATATAAACAATGGCTTTGCCAGTAAAGGGAAACCGAAAAAATCTTTGAGAAAGTTTTCTTCGGATGACGTGACTCAGATTAAAGCTTTAAAAGAAGCGGGTCTTTCTTATCGAAAGATTGCTGAAAAGTTTAACTGTAATCACGGAGCTATTTACCAAATCTTGAAGGGTCATACCTACCAGGATCTGAACTAGCTATCAATGAACACTTTGGTTTATCCTCCAGTGTCAGTGTTTTTATCGGGTGAAAGATAAAGACACATGTGTCTTATCTAACAAAAATTTTAGCAGGTCGTAACTTAAAAGTTACATGTACTGCATAGTTGGCACACCCATACGTGCTAAATCCGTATTGTTGGAACTGTATCCTTCGGGATCAATTCCTTGTTGGAAGCCTGGGATGCCAAGTGCGCCAGGGATTGCGCCAGCAGCTACGCCACCGAGACCGGCAAGACCGGCAGCGAGAGGCACCCCAGCAACAGCAGCAGTTCCTCTAAGTGTATTAGCAATAGCTGCCTCTGATGGGACCGAGAGGCCTTGAATTGCCCCCGCCATTCCACCCAATGTGGCAGCACGCTTGCTTTCGCCCGCCCTTTGGGCACGTAGGCGATTGATATTTTCGGCAACAGCTGCTTCTCCAGCGGTAACCTGTCGCGCAGAAGTCTTGATAGGGGCGTAAATATTTTGAGAAGCTGTTGTTAAAGCGTCAACAGCACCTCGTTTAGCTGTTCCCATTAAATCAGAGACATTCCCCGCATATTTGCCAGCCAGACGTGCAGCACCTAAAGCGCCACGAGCGCCAAGGCCGGCAGCAAGTCCACCAAGTACAGCGCTACCGGGATCTTCGCCTTGTGCGGCAAGAGCCCCGCCAGCTACCAGACCGGCAGCTGCGGGAACTCCATATGCAAGCAAAGGACGACGTTGTCCTAATGGTTGCATTTGCCTCACTCCATCACGAAGAGTTTATTGGACACAACGTTGGGCTGAGCCTGGTTCAGAACGCGCCATGCATTCTGGGGGTCACGAGCCATGATGTCGTTGAAGGTGCCCCAGAAGTTGGTGGGCTGCTGAGGAGCAGCTGCAGCAGGGGGAGCAGGGAATTCACTATAAGAATATGGATCCACTTGCTCAGTTGGATAACCATAAGCTTCAAGGTCTCCCTCGCCTTCATGCACAGGATACGGACCTTCGGGACCAAAGAACCGAATGGTGTAATCGCTCAGCACGTCAGGGTTAGTCAGAATCTCGTTATAAGCAAGATTCTCGGTGTGCTCATTAGTAGCAAATTCAACATACTGCTTGAGGGTATCGGTCATTTCCTGACCCCAGGTAACAGCGCTATCCAGCAGACCTTCGAGTTGAAGGGCGTAATTATTTAGAATTGCGGGAGCTTCGCTTCCGAACGCTGCGATTACTTGCTGGCTTTCCTGGCTCAGACCCTCCGAGTAGGTTGGGGAAGAGCTGGGCGAGTAACCCTGGTTGGTTGACCAGGTCTGCGGAGCCGATTGTTGCGTAGCTGGGGCGCTCGCTGAACCGTAGTTGGCCGGGGCGTAGGTCGTCGTTGGAGCTGACGGTTGACCCTGGAACGGGGATTGAACTGGTGCGCTCAGTAGATTCACTACTTTGTTGAACGCCGATTCCCATGGGTTGCTCTGTACTTCCGCCGGTTGGTATTGGGGGGCGTACTGAGTAGGGCTCGAGGGTTGGTAAACCGGGGCCGCCTGAGGTGCTGCCACCTGGTAATTCACCGGGGCTGCTTGGTACGATACCGGGGCTTGGCTCGGCTGGTAAGACGGAGTCACGTAACTGCTCGGCGCTACTGCCGGAGTCGGGCTCGTCTGTGGGATCGATTGGACGGTAGCGTCCTGCATAACTCATCTCCTTTTGTAAAGCCTCTAATGTTCGATACAGATATGGAGTTAAATCCAACCTGGGATCGGCAGCCATCGGAAGGTTCGGTGACTGCGGGTGAGGGGTCTGCATCAGGCCACCCACCAGGCGAGAGAATTGAGCAAAAGCGCCCTGAAGTTCACTCACCATCCTGAACGGAAACCCAGATAACATCTCGGCCCGTTCCTCATCCGTTTTAGACGGGAAGAGGTATTTCAGTGCTTCAATGCTATCAACACCTAATTCTTGCAAGTTGCGTACCACAATGGAGTTGTTAAGTACGTCTTGCGTGGAGTCCTCATAAACAGGTCCCGTCCACCTCCACAGCATAGTGACATCACCATCTGGGATGAGACCTGTCACTCCAGGGGGTACATCTTGAGCTTGGATACATGCATTGATTGCGTCTTGAACAAGTTGTTCAAATTGATTCAGTGCTTCTTTATATGCATCTTTTTCTTCCTGTGTAGCATTTGCAGAAGGCTCAACAGGGCGTTCGATGCCAAGTGCAGAAGCAAGAGACATACGGAACAGCTGTTCTTCCTGATAAATAATTAACTCCAGACAGCGGCAGATACCGTAGGTATAAATAGCAGTTGCTTTTTTCTTCGATGTAGCAGACACGCGACCAAACAAAGACTTGTACTCGGTTGCGGTTACACCAGCAGAAATTGATAATTCATCAACACCACCAAGTGCTGTTCGAATTTCTTCCCTATATTGACGAGCAAAATTATTTTGATCACCAGTGATTGCATCTGGGACAATGTAGCCAACACGGTCGTTTGGTTCCAGGTTTGCAATCACGCGTGGCACACGGATCTGGCCGTCAACGCCACGAGAAACAGGATCAGATTTGAAGGTCGAACGACTCAGTGGGCTGGCACCGGCAAAACCTGAGTTTGCTGCAATGGATGGACGCTGAACAACTGAGTCCCCACCTGCCTCCATAAGGTCGGTCTTAGGACGAGATGACAACAGCGTGGGGCTACCAAAGAACTGCACGTTCTTCCGCATGGTGCGTACCAACTCATCATGCGTGCAGATGTGATTGGCTAATGCATCAAATTCACCAACGCCTTCTTTTGCAAATCCCTTTGGATTATTAAAAATTTCAACGCAAGGAATAAATCCAAGAGAATTTTTAAAGTTTTTAGTGCGACCGGGAGACATGCCTGATGGCATGTCAAATGTCATCTCAGCATCTGAGTGAGTTTCCTCGATTTCATTTGCTTTAATTGACAAGCGAATATAACGTTTTGCTCCAGGCTCACCAGTAATTGTGTTGCCAGTTACGTTGGTAACGTTAATGCCGTCGTGAGCACCGCCCGGCTTGCGCACCTTATAGCTGTAGATGATCACCACCTCATCCAGCTCGCCATCTACGTTGTAGTAACTGCGATACTCATGTTCGCGGAAATAGTAAACGCGATAGTTTTGCTTGGTAGGCCGAATGTAAAAAATGCCCTTACCATCGCACAGGAAATAATCCCAGATGGAATCAAGGCGAACATCAATTTGATTATATTTAATTACGCGATCAATAAAATCTTTGCGCTGTGCACCAAAATTGTCTTGGCCTGGAAAAAACTCAACTCCTTGGCGAATACCAAAAAGTTTCATCTGGGCAAGGTGTGACGCAACAACACCAGTGTCTACAACCGTACCCGAATCTTTCTCAAGGTACGATTCGACAATTTCGTTAAGCCTTGCTTTTGCGTCGACTGCCATTATTTGCCTTGTTTATTAATTAAATACTAGCAGCTCAAGAAACATATTTTCCATCAAAACCGAAAGAATATGGTTGCGCCATTAATCCACCCATGTTACCAACCGCTTGAGTTCCTGGATAAAAAGAACCAATTAAAGAACTTGAATCAAGTCCAAAAGCAAGAGGCAATTGAGGCCCTGTACGTTGTAAAAAAATTTCACGTTCGTTAGGATTGTCGGTACCCATCCCCTTGTTATAGATTTTTTGTTGGCGAGCATCCCTTTTAAACGCCTCTGGATTAATGGCGCTGCCTTGACTGCCCATAAAATTACCGCCTGCAAATAAATTGCCAGGTGCTCCAGGGACGTTAGATTCTCCGGCGTAATACATCTCTAAAGCTTTCAGTTTTTATATTCTACTCTTCTATAACCTCATACCCAGATGCATCATGGACTTTTGATAAAATAATCCCTTCGCTTCTAACGTCCCAATTAAGAATATCTCCTTCTTGCCAACCAAGCTCTTCAATTACCTCATCGGGAAATGTGATATACAACTCTCCGTTTTCGTCTTCTTCAATTTCAAGAATGTAGCTGCTGCTCATTTTGATAAAATCTTTTCCATAAGCTTATCAAGCTTATTGTTGATTTCGCGAAAATTATCATGCATTTCTTTAATTTCTCTTAAGAAATCAACCTTTAAAACATACTCCATTGGCATGCGGTTAATTTGGTCTTCCAAAAGATCAATCCTTCTTTTTTGAGAATTTGTATAACTAAAAGCTTGTTGTATATCCTGGCTTTGACGAGCAAGAATTTTATTTGCCATCCAAGTGCCGCCGGTTACCGCAGAAATAAGTGCAGTTAAACCAATGGCTACGTACTCCGGTCCCACAACAAAAATGCTTTTTTCTAATTCTAAAATTAGTAATCAAGTTGAAGTTGTCCTTTACGCGCCAAACCTGTTACGAGCCAGACGAGAGCGTCGACGCAATCGTCGTGACTGCTGACACCAAAATTTGTTAGCTCTTCAAACATATTAGTGAAGTTACGGTATCGATTAAAAATAATCTTGCGATCTTCAAACATACCCATAATTCCACGGAAGCGGGCCAACTTGTCGGCGCGGAATCCTTTAACAGGATGCCAAATCAAGTTGTAGAGGCTTTCTTGATTTAAACAGACACGCTTGAAGTCTGCCTCCAACGACGCTTGGTACTGAACCGCCTCGCTCCAAATATCACACGTGGAATAAGTGGGAAAGTAATTATCGTTTGCATCCTTACCAAGGATGGACCAATCATTCAAAAGTTCTTTGAGGGCATCTAATTTTTCAAGGTTGCCCATTACGCGCAACCGGCGGTAATCGATGATATGGATTCGATCACCAATACGGCCACCAAGAACCATCACCGTGTAATCGTTTTTCTCTTTAGTACCAGCAGACAGGTCAACCCCAACACCCAGTGTGTCAAACTCAGTTGCAATTTCGGCTTTAACAATCAGTTCAGGCGCAAGTGAAAGTTCATTCTGCCTGATGATTTGATTCATGTACTGGAAAGAAAAAGCAATCGGTGCCTGCCTCTTTTTTTCCTTTAAGTAATCCAATGACCACATCTCTGGCCAATATGAAATTTCCTCACCGGTTTTGGGATCGTTTTCAATTGCAGAAAGAACAATTTGTGTCCAGTTGTTTTGTTCGTTGAATGTCGTGGCATGAATATCGTCATGGCGAAAGCGCGTACCAAGGCAAATGGCGCGGCCGCCCTCGAACATAGTGGGCGCAATCACCGCATTCCAATTGTCCTGCATCATTTTTCTGATGTCAGGGTTAGAAATATCCGCAGCTGATTTGATGGCGTCATCAATCATGACCAAGTGCGAACGCTTGGAGGTCACCGAACCTTTGAGGCCTGCAGCGCAGAGCGTAAACTGTTCGTCACCAGTTACGTCAATACCAGCAAACTTATGATCAATGGACCAGTATTCGTTACTGGTAACGTTTTTTAAAAGCCGAACCTCAGGGAAAACTTCTTGGTAGCGTTTGCTTTCAATGATGCGTTTAATGGTTGCTGATTTAGAACGCGCAATGTCAACCGTATAAGACAAATAAAGAACTTGAAGTGGTTGTTTTGCTTGAGTGTGAATACCAATAGCCCAGGCAGTTAATAAACCAAGGACTGTGGATTTCGCGGATCCCCGTGGTGCAAGTAGATCAACGTTTGGACCAGCAATACGAAGAAGGCAACTGCTGTTTTCTTCGGTTATGAAATGGCGATGCCAGTTTTTATGGTGCTGAGCAGGAGGTTTATCAGCTACGTATTCACAAAAGAAACCAAAATCTTCTCGCGCCTTCTTGAGAGAATCAATATCTTTATGTGGTTTAATCGCATAGTTCTTGGAAGCAGCACGTGCGTTCCTGCGATAAGCCAGATGAAGATAAGAAGGCACGAATAATATTCAATCGGTTACTGAATACTAACTCAACCTTCTTGTTCTTTGCGTTTTTTGTTTTGGTACTTCCGTGCTTTATCTAAAGCGGCCCGGCGTTTTTCTTTGTCACTCATCTCAGTGCCGTCCTCATTTTTTGCTTCTTTTTTCTTGAAATGTTCAAGAAGTTGAGGCGGCATTTTTCCTTTAGACATAACAAATGTTTTTCTTTATTTTAATGTCCGTTTATTCTTCCAGCTGCATACGAGCCCAAACACTCATACTTGCTTCATGTAAAGGCGATTCAATTGGATCATCTTTGAAAATAAACATTAACTCACGAATGGCTCGATCAGCGCCAGCCATTAATAAACCTTTGCGATCTTTGGCGGAAGTATATTGCTCGACTTGATTAATTGTGCCGCGCAATTCTTTTTCCATTGCGGCAATGCGAGCAACGCCAGCATCACGTTTAACCGCATAATTTTCGATATCATCACGTAGTTTACGAATGTCTTCTCTCATCTCCTCAATTTCCATGAGAAGCATTTTTCTGTGATCAGGTTTAGGGTATTTATTTTTGATCCAAGATTCACATGAAACAATGTTACCCACATAACCAAGGAAGCGAGCGTAAAGAAAACATTCGATGAACGAATAGTTTTCTGCCGAAAAAGCATGAAAAGATTCTTGAACCGCTTCAGGCTGTCTCAAAAACCATTCTTCAAAAACATTCCCGTCAAGATAAAAGGAATGTTGATTTTCTTTAATACTTGTAAGCTGCTTTTGCTGAACGCTCATTCCATTCTTTTTGACGATATTTAGACGATTCTAGCTCGCCTAAAAGATTACGGAAAAGGTCAGGGTCAAATGCCCCGACATCTTGTTGTGATTCAAATGACTTAACCCAATCATCAAACTCACTTGTTCCTGCATCAGAAGAACTTTTTTGAACCGCGTTTTGAGCACTGTAGCTTGAAAGAGCTGTATCTAAATCTTCTTGAGTAAGACCAGTTGACGTGATGTTTGCTAACGCGTTGTCTAAATCTTCTTGAGTAAGGCCAGGAGAAGAAGAAGAAGAAGAAGAAGCCGTTGCCTTGTCTAACGCGGCCTTGATGGCTGCATCTAATTCTTCTTGGGTATAGCCGCCAGGTTTATTTTGCAACGACTGTTTTGCAGCTGCTACAGCCTCTTTCTTTTTTGTTTGTAGATTTTCTACACGTGTATCTTTGCCAAGATCTTTTAACTTGCCGAGGATGTCTTTGAATTTACCTGGATCAGCAATACCAGAAGCAGTAGCACCTGAAATTAAACCTTTTGCTTTTTCCGTTAAAGATTGAACGCGCTCTTGTTTTTTTTCTTTTTGTTCTTGTTTGTTTTCTTTTTGTTTAGAAGAAGAAGAGCCAACGGAAGGGGTACTGGCTGATTGATAAGCTTTTGCTGCGGCTACTGCTTGACCAGCAGAAGAGGAACCGCCACCACTAGGGGAAGTTGGTGGCTTGGGGCCAGGAGTTGGCGCAGGGGGTGTAGGGTTGCCGCCACTTTTCCCACCGCCACCGCCACCTGACGGAGCGTTACCACCACCACTTTTCCCACCGCCACCGCCACCTGACGGAGCGTTACCACCACCACTTTTCCCACCGCCACCGCCACCTGAAGGAGCGTTACCACCACCACTTTTCCCACCGCCACTACTTTTTCCACCGCTAGCCATATCTATTCCTCTGAGTTGTATACAGGTTTTGCTTTATCCTCTTGCTGGGTTTTTGACTTTTTCAAAGTATCTAATAAATTTTTAAATCCTTGAATATCAAATGGAGCATCTTGAGATGACCCCTTTGGAGCAGAGGAATTAAAGTCCATGACATTAACTAAAATTAATTATATCAGCAGCTTTAGAAAGCAGACGGGATTAAATTATAAAGATAATTAGCTTGTTGCATGCGTGCTTTTGTTAAATCAGCAGCCTGTTCCATTCTGGCACGACGTTCAGCGGATTTAGCTTGGATTTTATAGGGATCAATTTGTGCCATGTACTCAATTTCAGCAGGAGTCTTACCTTGACCTCCTGGACTGATACCTGCATAAATGCCGCTAACGGTCCCAGTGGTTACCGTTGTTATTTCAGGCGTAGCGCCTGTTTCCGTTACTGTAATAACAGGTTTTTTACCCCAGGCTCCTGTATTTGGGTCGCGGACATATTCGCCTTCACCCATAAATTTAGTGACTTGTTCATCTAACTTTTCTTGAGCAAAACCACTGGCAAGAATTTCACGTATATCTTTGGCGCCATAGCCAGCGGCTTGTGCTTTTCCAAGAACATCACCGGTGATAGCACCAGGTTTTACAAAATATCCACCTTGTTTTGTATAACCTTTTGTTTTAAATTTCTCACGAAGATCTTTTGCTAGCTGGTCAGCAGCAAAAGTCCTGCCAACGGTAGAAAGGTAATCAGGAACATTTTCTGCACCTTTTGTAGAAGTTGTGTAATATTCTTTAGCTTTAGCAACTTCGCGTGCGGTAATTTTTTTACCTGCTTGGCCCGGTTTTTGAATTTCTTTTGTTAGTTCTTTTTTAGGTGCCCCAGAAAGCTGTACGCCTTTAATGCGCGCTTGTTCAATAAACGACTGTAGGGAATCGGCCATTTAACATCTATCCGTTACTTATCAGTATAAAAGATCTAATCAACTGTAATTTACAGTAGAACCCGGATTAAAACGGTAGGTTCCGGTAAACGTACCATCCTTTTGATATCCAACTCCATATTTACCTTCAAAAGGAAGATTAGCAGTAAAAGCAAGAGGATTTTTACGAATGTACTCAGGAGAAGACAACATCTTTTGACCTAAGAACTGTGAAAAAGCTTCCGGCGATGTCTTGCCTAAAGCACGCGCAGCTTCCTCTGTTGATTTAACATCTTCTTCTGTTAAACCAATTCCAAGGGCACGGGCTGCAAACTCCTGGAAAGGACGGTATTTTTCTACTGTTCCTTCTGGTGCTAAACCAGCTTTTAGACTGCCTAATTGTTGCGCAGTTTCAAACGCATTTGGAATGTTATACGATATTCCAAAATCTGCGTAAAGATCTGACGCCTCTATTGGGCTACGTTCACCACGTCCAACTTGAGCTGCAAGGAGGTCTGCATATTCATCAGCAGACTTTTTAGTTATTTTTTCTGTTTCCTGAATTTTTTGAACCGGAAAATTACCAATACGCCTTAATTCGCGTATTGCCGATTTTAAGCCTGAGCCTCCTTTCTTCTTGACTGGCTCTTCTTGTTTTACGCCAAAAAAACTTCCAAGTTCAGTAACAGGCGCAATACCTAATTTTTCTTCAATTGCACCAAGGCGATCAGATACTTCGGTATCTCCTCCTTGAGTACGTTTTGTAAAGTAATCAAAAAAAGGATTATTTGCCATGGTGCCTTTAAATTATTTTTTTATTTTAAATCACGCAAACAAAGCAGAGGGGGGCACAAAACCAGGCATTGCGTTCCTGAGGCGATCTTCATAACGTTCAACTGAACGTAACGTATTAAATGCAGGGTTATTTGCTTGAATATTTGCTTTTTGAACTAAATCTCTAGCTTCGTTTAAGCGGGCAAGAGCACTGCCCGTAGTTCCTTGATACCGAGAAGTAAGGTAGTCGTAACCAAAACCAGCTTGTTTTCCTCTTAATGATGCAACAGCGCCAATTTCCGCAGCTTGCTTGGTAGAAGCAGCAGCAATTCGTGCGGCTTCTTCAGTTGCTTGGGCTTGTTCTTTTGCTGCTTTTTCTTGCGCAGAAGCACCAAAGATAGATGCTCCGATACTTGCAATACCTAAGCCAATTGAAAAAGGATCCATGCCAGTAGGTGTAGCTGATGATGATATTGGTGAACCAGTAAAGCCAGTTGATGAGACTGGAGAAGAAACGTTTAAATAACTAGTATTTGGAATACTACTTAACGGTGTGCCGAATCCAGCCATGACTTAATTATATGTCAGTATTAAATAAAAGTTCGACCACGAGGAATATCAATGGCTGGCATTGAACCGTAAGCGGCACGCATTTGGTCTGGGATGTTTGCCAAGATCTGGAGGCGAGGTGCGTTGTAACGCATCTGCGCCAGGTTGCTTCCAATTTGAGTAATAGTTTGCGGAATGCTTGCCATTAAGTTGTACTGGAAGGCACGTTTGTCGCGCTCAGCTTGGATCTTGGCGGCACCAGCAGCTTCTTCTGCACGGAACTCTTTCATTACCTTGAGAAGTTCACCAAAACGCGAAGGGTCATTATAAACGTCCTCGCGTTTACGGTTTAAAAGTAGAGCGCCCGCAATATCGGGACTCATTTTATTTAAAATTTCTTGCTCCCAGGGTTCATAAGCACCCGCTTGTGGTGTCATTGGATTACCCAAGCCAGCACCCGCTAATGAAAAAGCTCCGAACGAAGAATTGTCTGCCATGATCTATTCCTCAACCAATAGAAATGTTTGGCGCACCAAGAGCAACCGTATAAGGATTGCTGGCAAGCACTTGACGCATTGTTGCCCCACGCTCACGTTGTGCACCAAGAGCGAGGTTGGCTTGTGCACCAACCATCATTTGTTGAATATAAGCGTTGTTCTGCGTATTAATCAGTGCTTGAGAGCGAGTTAATTGATCATTAGCAAGCTTCGTGGTAATTGGAAGCATTGCTTTTTGCATATTGATTTCTTGATCATTTTGGAATTGAGTTAAGTCCTTAAGATTGGACGTAGTCATCCCCATCATGGTTCCGTAATAATCCAGCTGACGTTTCTGGTTACGGTTCATGGCATCCTCCATGGATGCTTCCGCATTTAAGTTGATGCGCCCCAGGGGGGTGTCAATATAACGAGGAGGCTGAGCTACTTCAGTGCCAGCTTTACCCGTAGGTGGTTTACCGGTGTAAGCAGAGACTACTGCTTCTGCAGCACCACCGCCAAGCATGCCGCCAATTGCAGAACCAGCAAGACCACCAATAACGGTACCAACAGGTCCAACAAAAGATCCGAGAGCAGCACCAGCGGCACCACCTGCTGCAGAACCAGCCAAGCCGCCAACGGCTTCAGCGGGACGACCTTCCATCAAGGAAGGAATTGCCATCAGTGCGCCACCGGCAAGACCACCGCGCAAGCCAGCTCGCATCGGCTTATTCTTAATGTATTCGCCTGCGCCAGCAGCTTTCTGTTTAACCGTTTCAAAGGTAGTGCCAGCGCCAGTTTGAAGGTTTGTTACAAAATCTTGCAAACCTTGTTGAGCGCGTGCACGACGACCCTGGGGCTGAGCGCCGCCACCCACCTCAATTACATCACCGGAGATTGGATCTCCCATGTAAGTTTTACCAGTGGATGGATCCGTAAAAATGCGAGCCATCTATTTGATTATTTCTTATATCTTAAATTTTATCAGCACTGATTTCGTATTCAGCAACTGTTGGTAGTTTTGGCCTATTGGCAGATGCGATTATTTCGTTTGTGATATTACCTGTTGTGATGCCAGCGACGGAGCCTGTAAGCCCGCCAATAACACCACGGACAAAACGTTGTCTTGGAGTGCCGGCCATGCGAGCACCTATTGCCGCACCTGCAGAGCCACCGGCAAATGTTGTAACCATCGGAATATTGACTGGATAACCCAGCAGTCTGGCTTCTGGATGACCCTCAAGATTTTCTGGCGTTACTTTGAGTACGCCAAGCAAACCCTTGTCTTGATAATAATTACGCAAGAAATTACCGTAACGTTCTGGGGTTAAATCAGGAATATCTTTTTTAGCTTCTTCGTAAGCTAAAGGACGACCGGTGCGTCCAAGGAAGAAGCGCTCAAATAGTTCCAGGGCAGGTTGATCTGATTTACGGCGATCTTCTGATCCTTCTTCTGCGTACTGCTGAGCAAAACCTGCTTGACGAAACTGTTCGCCAACATTAGTAATGTCATAAGCACCAGCAACTGCCGTTCCTGGTATAGCAACAGAAGAAACTAAAAGACCACGTTTTAGTGGTCCCAGCTCCTTAGCCGCTTCTTCGCCAATTGCTTTTTCTACAACTTTGTCAGCAATAGCTAAAGGATGGTTGTAACGCCACCAAAGACCACGTGTGCCATCATTGGTTACATCAGCGGCCAAACGTGCAGTATAAGCACCAAGGAATTGCACAGGCGTCTTGCGTGCTGTAACACCCTCTGCGGCAAGAGTTTTTTTGAATTGCGGAGAGCCAATAAATAAATCGTATTGATTTGTTTTATGCAAACGTTGTGTTACACGTTCACCTTTTTTAAGTCCTTCTTTGTAATTTTTAGGTACAAGAGAAGAGAGAAACTCAAGTGGGTTCATTAGACAGCTCCTCCCATTGACACCATTTGCTCAATGTAGCCAGGGGGGAGATTAGGTAGCATTTTTGTTACCTGCGCACGGTAGCTATCAAGGAAGGTTTGTTCAATACCTTGAGCTTGGAATTGCGTGCCAGGTGCAACCGCTTGGGGGACTTGCAGTTCATTGATGCCTTGGCGTTGCATCATTTGCTGCATAATCTGTTGTTCTTGCGAGATCTGCGTTGGTGTTACTTGTGGTTGAGGCATCAAGCCTCCCATTAATGCTTCAGTTGCAAATGGAGAAATTAAGGATCCACCAAGATTAGCTGCGCCTTCCAAACGTGAATGCGCCATCTCTGGCTCGAACTTGCCAGGTTCTACCTCAATGCGACGGCCTGTTGGTTTTGGTGGACGCATCCGACGTGCGGCCAGCGTTAAAGGAAGCGCTGTTACCAAGTCACCTAAGCCGTAAGCAAAACCTACCCCTGGCCCTCCTGCCATGGCACCAAACCCGCCAGCCAACGCGCTACCTGCTGCAACATTAGCAACTACGTCTTTATTTTTAGACGCATAATTAAGCAGGCGAGAGAACGGGTTCATATTGTCTACCTATATTGTTTTATTTTAATTTGATTATCTTAAACAGATACGGAACCTTGAGGGTTTTCGTTAATAAGATCCGGTAGTTTTGGAATTTCCGTATTTGTCCCTTGACTTATCATGGCGGCAAGATAACCATTGGGATCAAGATTATCTTGGCGTGGGAAAGGGTTTTTAATTTTTTCGTTTGGCGGAATAACCGGACTTAAGCTATACGAATTATTCCACCCTGGATTGAAATCAGGTTGTTGCTCTGGATAATTTGGAGTGGACGGACGGCCAATCATGAAATCGTAATCAGTTTCCATATTGAAACGCCCTTCGCCAGGAAACATTACATATTCATCTTGAGGCTCCCCTTCTGGAAGAAAATTAAGTTCATTTAAAGTCAAACGTTTATTTGCAATGCGTTTAGTTAAATCTTGCGGACCAAAACGGGACGTAATCCAGGGAGTTTCTTGTACAGCCGCTTTGAGATCATACTGATCTTTAAAGTTTAATTTTTTATCTTGATTACCGCCAAACTTAATGTAGTCACTTGGCGAAGTGCGCGGCTTATCTAGTTTCATTTACCTTTCTTTTTCTTATGTAAGCCTACCAGGGTTTTACGGAGGTTTGCTTGTTTAACCGTTTTGGGATCGTATTTATCAGGATTAGATAAAACATTTTCTTGAAGTTGAGCTGTACTGATGCCGCGAGATTTAGCTTTGGCGGTGAAGGCGCCTTCCTTCATATCCATGCCTTGGATCCATTTTTTGTCTTTCTTTTCTTTAGTCATGATTAACGGTTACGACGTTTACCAGCGCGACGCCCAGCTTGAGCCATCAGTTGTTGAGTAACTACTTCTAAATTAGATGGAAGTGGTTCAGAAGAAACTCGAGGTTCTGTAGCTTTAATTTTAGCAAGCTCTTCTCTTAAAGCTTGAAGTTCTGATCCTGCTCCCGTGGTAGCCGGTTGTAGAGAACGTTGCAACTCACCAGGGCGCCTTGGAAGTAACGGGCCCATGCTTGCAACACCTAAAGGTTCATCGCCAAAATCTTTGCGTTGTTCCCAATCAATGTCACTTTCACCCATTCGAGCCCAATCTTCTAAGCTCTTAGGAGATTCGCGAATATCGAGGGAAGGAGGGCCAACGGTTTTACGTGCAAGCCTTGGTTCAACAACAGAGCCACCAGAGAATCCAAGGGATTGAGCTTCCTCTCTTGAAAGGTTATAAACTTCACCTGTTCTTTCATTAACCGTTACAAATGATTTGCGAGCGGGTCGGCTGCGTGGGCGACCAATTACATTCTCAATAAATTCAAAAGCCGTTGGTGAATCAAGGACCGGTAATGTAATTCCTTTTTGTTCTGCTAAATAACGGTTGGCAATTTTACCAAGTTCAGAATAATCTTTTATACCAGTACTGTCTTTTAAACCTTTTAAGAAACCGGACAGTTCATCACGCTTGATTTGAGCAAGAGAACTAATTGGCTCTCCAGTATTAGCATTCAGGACTTGAAGAGGAGCTTGTACAATTGTTTCAGCTGCTTCATATACGTCAGAGAGAAAATCATAAGGTTCGCCGGTTTTAGAAGAAATACCTTGTTTACGAATTTGAGCTATTGGTTGTGAACCAAAAGGACGCTTAACCGACATTGGTTGCGTCATGATGTACTCACGTTGCTGTGCTGGGGAGACATACAATTCTGCTCCCGTTGGATCCTTGGCGACCCCAAGTTGATCCAGCTTGCGAAGAGTTGGAATATTTATTTCCATTAATTCACCTGATTCCGTGGGAACCATGGTTTTATTGATTAGTATTTCATCGCCAGATGCTTTTTTGTATGTGCCGTAATAAAGGTCATAGACAGGTTCACGTCCTGCAGGTTCTGCAGTTCCGCCAACAAGCCGTCCTTTTTGAGAACCACGACCAAAAGAAGGTGTTACATCTGGTTCCCCACCAAGATTTTCTACAAGTTGAAAATAAGGTTGTTGCGTAGTTTCTGCAATGTATTTATCAGCCACGTATGGAGTAACAATCTTTTGATGGGCGCGTACCAAAGCGCGGCCAGTCATTTTGTAATGTTCTGCATCCAACCGGTTTTCAATTGTTGGATTAGCTTCTGCAACAGCAATTGCTCTATTTTTGTCGACCAAGAAAGGAACATCTAAATTCATACGTTCGCCACGTTGAATTGCTTCAACCGTATCGGGAGGAAGAACATCGCGATAAAGGATGGTTTCAGTCCTGGAAACCAATTCACCAGCTTCATTGAGTCCTTCAACCTTTTGGAGCCGTACGGGCATATCAAGGTCAAACTCATCAACAATACGATTGCGTCGTGCTGGACGAGTAATAAAACTTTGATTGCCGGCAAGGTGAGAGCGTACCTGTTCATCCCAATAACTACGGAAGTTATTGATAGCTGTTTCATATTGTTCAGACTGAGCCATAGGAACAGCTGCTGTACTTACGCCACCCGTTAAACCAGTCAGTGCTTGGCTAATTGGTTCCCATTGTTCTTCGTCTTGACTACGTGTACGAATAGGTTTTGGTTGTTGGGAAGCAAAAGCGGAACGTCTGATTTCTCCTTCGGGAAGAGTTTCGTAAGTTTCTTTGCCGGCGTAAACAGTACGTTGCCCACCAGCAAATTCACCTGCGATTAAGTTGCCAGAACGATCAAATTCAGGTTGAACAATGTCCAGGGTACGGGCAAAATTTTGAGCGCCAACAGTATTTGCGTTATAACCTGGGTCTAAAAATTCTTCTTTGCCATATTGAGCATATGCATTAATACGTGCATTAACTTCAAAATCATCCAGTCCTGCCTCATACAGTTTTTGTAATGCAGGAGACGGCTCTCGCCGCCCCGCCCGAACACCTGATAGCGCCATTGTTTTGCGCCGTGCACGTTGCGCAACTTGATCTTCTCCTGACTCAACAGCATTAACTTGCTGTACACGAGCCTGTTCGTTACGGGCTTGATTAAGTAATTGGTTTTGAATATCAGTTAATTCTGAAAAAGATCCAGGTTGAATTGCACGTGTGGGCAATGGTGTTGAAGGAGCTTCTATTACAGGACCTTGACCGGAGCGCAACTGTTCCAGGAATTCCGCACCTAAAACACGTTTTTCTTTAACATCCTCTGCTGAAACTAAACGACGATATAAAGTTTCGTTTTCTTCCAGGAATTTATCAACGTCTAATGGAATTGTTTGTTTTGCTGGCTCGGCACGAATTTCGTTAAGAAGGTTGTCAACTAGTTGTTCATTTTGTTTGGCAATACGAGATTGACGCGAAAGCTCTGCGCCATATTGGAATGGAGCAGCTCGTTCATAATCTTCCTTGTAACGTTGAATAAGTTCATCCGCAATATCGACAGTGGATTGAGGAATTGCCGTACGTTGTACAGAAGACGCTGGAACCATGCGCCCATGACGACGCACCATACGTTCTGTTGGGGTTTGCTTGGAAATATCAACAGTTGCAGGAGCTACAGCCGGAATAGAAGGCGGAGGTGGCGGAGTGGAAGGTGCAGGTTCTTTAGCTGCACGGCGAACAGCCTCTTCCATGTCCGCAAGATTGACTTGGCGTACACCAGCGGTTGCGGATTTGGCTGGTCCTTTAGGAATTTGACGCCCACGACCCATTAATGCCCTGGCGCCAAAGCCTGCACCTAGTAATGCACCCAAGCCAAGGGCTGCAGTACCTAATGTGGCAAGTGGATTTGATTCTTGTTGTGGTGCTCTGAGTTGATTACGGCGAAATTCAAGAACTTCTGGCGCCATCTGCGCTCTTTCTTCCGGATCTTCTGGGATTGGCGCTCCAGTGGCGCGGCTGTAGGCGTAAAAATCAACAGGAGAAAGCGCCATAACTTTTAAATACGTATTTTTTAGTTCTTTGATGGTTACATTCTAACTTTGGATAATTAAAAAATGTAAGTATCCTGTAAACTAAGGAATATAAACCGTTAACAACGGTAAAGAATACAAAAATGGACGAAGCACTCAGGGAAAGGCGCGAAAACGTACGTCAAGTTATTGATCAACGCGCCAATGAACTGCGCGAAGGGGGTATGCATCCCTTTGAAGTCCAAAATCTACGGTCAGCCGCGAACCAAGAGTTGGCTATGGCTGTGCCAGATACCGAAAAATACCAACAAGCGGTTAATTTAGCAACTCAGTACGTACAAAAAGGCGCCGCATAAAACAACACTGTAATTTTTACGTTAAACGCCGGGGTTACACCCGGCTTTTTTGTGTAAATTCTTGGGGTAAGTAGGGCATTTACATACAAATTAGGGAAAATAGTACATATTTATACAAAAAACGGGCCTATATAACTCTAAAAAAGGTACAAAATTACCTGACTCTTCTCCCACACCCCAACCGAGAGGGGATACGGAGAGAAAAAAAGAAGGAGGGGTATAGGTATCGGGGGCTGCGCATCCGTAGCACGCAGGAAACCATCGCGTTTAATTCAATGCAAACGAAACAGGCTAAGCGTTGGCAACACGACTGGCGTCAGCAGGTCGGGGAGCGCCCGACGCAACAGAATGCTGAGCTTTTCCACAGCTACGTGGAATTTGCTTATCAGATGTTGGAGGAGCTTGGCTCCGCCGACTTCGTTTATAGCGATCTGCGTCAGGTATGCCAACCCCAGTACTTATTCCAGGTGGTATGTGACATGCAAGGCGATAAGCTGAGCATGCGTATCCACCAGGATAAGGACGGACTTAAGGTCGTCGTGATCCACAAGATCTGACGGTTATCTATTCCCCTGGTCGCCCAGGGGTTTATATAGCCCTCATGTAGTGAGTCTTCCAATCATTATTTCTCAATTGTCACGGTTTCCTGACATTTCGGTTGGATGTGGCGCTACGCTCCCCCGCGGGCGAGATAGGACAGTGAGTTTTATGCAACTTGGTTAATCCCGATATCAAAGGTCGGGATTTAAGCAGTGTACTCGTCGAGCTGGACGTTAAACGCAGCAGACAACTTAGGTGGTAGGTCACCAGGTGTTCTTGGCATCCACACTTCAGTGGTGTAAGCCCAAGCTACCGGAGAACACCGTGACCATCAACCCCACCAAGCTGCTCTCTCGTGAAGAGGTTGGCGACAAGA